GCCGTTGTGCCTGTACCCATAAAAGGGTCAAATACAACTCCTTGTTTAAGACCAGATACTTTTAAACACTTTTCTACTAACTGCCTAGGAAATATTGCTGGGTGTTTATCTTCACCAGCTATTTCTGCTGTAATATCTTTTGTCGCTTTACTTTGATAAGTTATATGCCAACAATTAGTTGTTGGTCTCCAATCTCTACCACTTCTTTTTTTATTTCGTTCAGCGTTATTATATGCCTCATCATAAGGCACACCTGACCATTCTAAATCTATATCTGTATTACCGTCTTTTGTAAAATGAAACAAATGTTCCCAGCCATTTTGTAAATATCTTTTGCTTGTTGTTGGTGTAGAATAACCTCTAACTTTACCATCAACTTCTACTGACTTTGCCCATATAATATTGTTTTGTAATTTCCAAGGCACATTCTCGGCAATTTTAAATACATCAAAAGGATTATTTTTTGAATAACCTAAATTTAAAAATAGGTGGCCATTTGGTTTTAAAACTCTACACACTTCATACCATACCTCTTTCATCCAAGATATGTAATCTTCTCTTGTGTCTTTGTATTGTCTGTAATTTATTCCTAGATTATATGGTGGGCTTGATATACACACATCAAAAGATTCATCTGCTTTTGTTTCTAAAAATTTTAAACAATCAATGTGGTGTATCATTTAAGTATTTCTTTTTATACCATTTATAAAATGCTTTGTCTTCAAATAGTTTTACAATTTCAGGTGCTGATACCTGATCGCTTCTTATACAATCGGCATAATTTTGATATTCTGATTCTTTAATTTTCATACTGTATCATCACCATAGTAATGGTCTGACAATGGCCCTTTTTTTCTTTTTTCAATTTCTTCTAATCTTTTTAATTCTTTTTTCTTACTATAATTTATAAGCAAAAAAGCTGTAAAGAAACCTACAAAGGTTACCGTACAACCTAAAAAACCTAATAATAATCCGTGTTCTAAATCCATAAATGATAGGTGGCGATTGCTCGCCACCACACCGTTATTTTAATTAAGCGTCAATAGAAGCAACTGTAGCTTTTGTAGGTGCTACAACTGAAGCATTGTCGTATTTAAAAGGCGTTCCGTATAACGCTTTGATACCAGCAGAGATAATAGCTCTCGTTGGTGTACCAAGTCTGTACACGTGTTTACCTTTTACTTTTGAACCGTAGACCATATAGCCTTCAGCTCTTAAAGTATCAACCATACTTCTTGGTGATTTAAGACCAAACTTTGTGTTTAAAGTCTTCCAAGCAATTGCTTGACCTCTTAATAAAGCATTAAGAATTGTTTGTTTTTTTGACAAACTCTTTCTGCCTCTTGTTTCGTTTTTAGTATTTCCAAACATAATAATTTCTCCTTTTTTATTTTTGGACTATTTTACAACCTGCTAAGGCGATTACTTTATGTAATTCCGTTATCGTCATCTGGATCAAATATAATTCCAGTTTCGTTTAAATCTTTTAGTTCTTCTTTAAAATCTCTACTCAATGGTTTACCGTTTTTAATTTTAGTATCTGTGACACCCGTATAATCTATTTGAGCAGATTGAGTTCCGTCTCTGTTTACCTTTAAGTTTACCATTTTGTCTGATAGTTTTTGTGCTGGGTGTTTAATATCAAAGTCTCTATACATTAAACCTCTCATTACATCTACTAACAAAGCCAAGTCTTTTGTAAAACTATGTTTATCAGTTTTGATTGCCATATCATAAAATTGTTTTAGTAAGTTCATACTCATATCATCAATCGAAGTTTCAACAAATTGTCTTGTTTGTTGTTTTTCTATTTCTTTGGCAACTTTACTACCCATTTTACGTCTTTGTTCATCAAGTTCTCTACTTCTTTGATTAACAATACGATTTTTAGGAAATGGTATTATTTTATCATCACTCACTTATAATTTCACCCTTAAAATTAACTTTATTTTGTTTTTCAAAATATTCAACTAATTGATTATAACCACCAATCAACTCGTCATCAATTTTAATTTGAGGCATAGCTCTAACATTTTTACCAATGTCTTCCAACATTTTACTAGGGTCAGAGCCAAAGTCTTTCTCTAATGACTTCTCCTCATACTCTAGGCCAAGGTTTTTTACCAAGGTCTTGGCCTTGGAGCAGTATATACAATTATTCTTACTGTAAATTGTTATTTTCATTCGTATTACCTGTATTTTCCAATAGTTGTTTGTAAGCAAGATCAGACTTCTCTTTTAACTTAAAAGAATCTAATGCTGTTTCAATGGTATAATGATACATATTATTATACTCACCCATTGGTAATCTCAAACCAATCCAAACTCTATAATATCCGTTTTTAGTTATTGTAACGTCTTTTTTCCACATTTCATAACCTCTAACTTGTGTTTTAGATATTATATTGATTATTGTAACCTCAACATCTGATACAACAGACATTGTATTGGTTTTACCAATTTCAGTTATATACTGTTTAGATTGTTTGTTCATTTCACCCTTTACAATATCGGCCAAATCAGCCTTAGCAATCATCATACCTTTTTCAATTGCTAATTGTAAATCAGGCGATACAGCGGTACCAACACCAAAGATACACTCTTTGCTTTTGTTTTTACCAAACTTCGTAGTACCACACGCTTTCTTTACTTTAAAGTCATTCATATACCAACTAGGTACTTTATTCAATACCTTGCCTTTTTCTGACTTCATACTATAAGTGCTACTAGAACAGTTTGCTACTAACAAACCAGCTACTAATATACCTATTACTTTTATATAGTTTTTCATATTTTATCCACACTCCTCTCTACATTATATACGATCTCTTTCAAAAAGTCAAGTCCTATTTGAATATAAGATAATGACTCTTCAGCAGATACATCATACACTATTACACATAGGAGAGCGATAATGATTATATTTCTAATCATCTAACCTCCCATTCACCATTTACTAATAAACACACTTTTCCTGGTGTCTTAAAAGCGTGTCCCTCCCGACTATAATACCGGCAGTATTCTGTAGCATTCACGTCTCTATAATAAAACTGAGCAAATAAATCCCAATAACCTGGGGTATCAATACCCTTTTTACCATCAGCACACTCCAAAATTTCTTCTTTAATAATCTCATCACCTTTTTGTTTAATTATCACTTTTACAAAACAATACTGACCATCTGTTTTTTCTGGCGATATAGATTTAATCTTACTATGTAATATCTTTTCACCAGCCATCACTTTAAAGCTAGCCATTATCATAAAAATCCAAAAAACTACTAAACTAAAATATAATATTTTTTTCATTATTTTGTAGGATCCTCAATCCATTGTCCATCTGGTAACTGACAAGCAGTACCAAATACCATTGACCTATTTACGCCACCAATACCAACTAATGGCCATTTACTTGATATATCAACTGTAGCGTCATAATCTTTACACTTGATAGGCCCTTTAATATAAGTGTTATAGACTTTAATTATACCAGAGTTACCAGTTTTAGAATTAAACCAATTAGTATAACTTGAACCGTTAGGACTTGTATTTAAATGATCTACAAATACGGCGTTGTGTACATCATAGTCTGAATTATACATAAGATCAGCACCCTTAAAGGCACCAACTACAGCACAACCAGCAATAGCATAAGGATTATCCACACCCATTGATACACACATACCTGTTGTTGTAGTAGCACCTAAACCGGCACCCACATTTGATCTGTTTACAGCACAATTTGTTAATAACAAACTAGCTAGTAAAATCCATATTATTTTTTCTAATTTCATCACAAATTTTCTGACTATCAACACTTTTTACAATGTAATAATCTTCGTTATTATCAACTACAAATTTATTAAAGTTTTGTTTATGCCAGAAAGTATGTCCTCTGGCAGAAACAGGTCTAAATAAATGTGTACCATCATTGGCACTTGTACATACAAAATCACCAGGCATTATTGATTACCCTTAAACATTGTAAAAGGCCATTTAGTTTTCATTTCAGCCCAACTTTTTGCTTGATACTCTTTAGTTTCTTCCCATTCATTTTTTAAATGGTTACCAACTTTTTTTGGTGTTTCAGCAATTGCTGTAGCAAACTCTTTAGGAGTTATAGTCTTTGTCTCATCACTCTTAGCCATTGTCATTGTCATTAAAACAGCAATGGTTATCATCATCATAGTTTTCATACTATATTTTCCTTCCCATAGTTTTAAAATCCTTATCATCAACTAACATATAAGGACCCTTATTATATGCCACACTAATTGTTTTACCAGCAGGTATTCGTGTAGCGTATTGTTTTTTCAAACCAACACCTGCTATGTTATCACTCGTAGGCAAACTAGGTCTACACGATAAATCTGGCATAGGGTAACCATCAAAAAAAGATTGAATCTCACCAGTATCAACATCAATGTTGACACCTAAAGATTTAATGTATTGATTGTGTTTCCTGTTTATCACTTTTAGATTTTCTGACTTCTTTTTTTTCACCATTTTCATATATAACATATTCTAGTTCTTCTTGTGCTTTCTTTTCCGAGTACGTCATACCGAATACTCTCATATAAGTAGCGTCTCTAGGATTAGGAGCAGACCAATCATCAATTAAATTTTGTAGATTGTCTGTCGTTAATTTAAGATTACTAAAGTTTTTAGGTACTTTAGTCATATCTTCTTTTAATGCTGTAAGGTAAGCAACTCTGTGTTTGTAAGATTTCTTACCGGCAGGCTTCATAGCATTTTTCTCATCTTTTTGAGTAGCCATTTTAAACTCTGTGTGTAGCATTTCTTTTGTATAAAACATATGTATTCCTCTCTCTGTTAAGTTAATGATATTAGTATACCACAAATCGTTCCAATTGTCAAGCCTGTAAAAAGTATTGATTTTACTTGGTTTTCTACATCTGGAACACACCTGGACACGCCAGGATTGGTGATTCTTAGCTTGTGTGAGTAGTACATCATCTACTTTCCTGCCTCACTATCAATCTCTAGTTGTAATGATGTATCAATATCTGATTGTGCCTCAGCCCATTTATCAAATTGATCAATCTCATTTTGTATATTATCTTTAAATGTAATTAGATCGTCCTTGGCGTCTGCTATTTTACCATCATCAATTTTATCAATGACCGTATTCAACAAATCTACCGTTGCTATTTCTTGTATCATAGTCCTCCTATATTCCTAGTGCCTTAATTGTTTGTTCTTCCGTGGTAGGTAATTGGTGTCCACTAGTTAACCAATCTACCATCTGTTCAAAATAAAACGCCTCATCTGTTTTACCTTCTTGTTCTAATAATTTTTGAGCATTCTTAAAAAACTTTAGAGTTGTCATATCCTTCATTGTCGGATCGGCAGCTCTTACTACTTTACCTGGTCTTTGATTACTCATCACCTATCTCCTTTTTAAATTCTGGTAAATGGTTTAGATTAGCAAATCTACCATTCTTATCAACAGCATATGCTAAAGTCTGTCTATGTTTCTTAATAGTTTTTTTAAACAACTCTTTTGCCTCTTTATAAGTTTTTACAACTGTCTTTGTACTTCTATCCAATGATCTCCACTCCATAATAGAATACTCTACAGCACCATTTATTACGCCTTGTTCCCATTCATTTGGTTTATTATTCATCTTGTAAATACCGGTCCTAATATAACTGATAATAACATTAAAGGTACAACAATAGATAATGGCCAAAAATCCCAAAAGTCTTTCCAACCTAAATCTTGTTCTTTCTTTTGTTTATTAATATCTCTTTTAACTTCTCTCATCAAGTTATTGATAGGTTCACCTTTACTAAAATTAGGAAAACCTAAATCATTACATAATCTAACTTGATTATAAACTGACTCTAAAGTTTTTTTCTTTACTGTAATAGTTACCGTTTTAGACACCAGTTACCTCACTCATTACATTACCGTCTTTATCTCTTACAACACCAGCGTTAGCGTCTTCTTCTTCAGGTGTCATTACTTCTACCTCGTCAGCGTAAGTGTCAATATGTACATCTTCAGCCTCTTTTGCTTCTTCTAGTGTTTGATTGTATGTATCGGTATCCCAACTCACTTTACCCATATACTTCGTTGTATCTGAATCTGTATAGTTAGCGTCTACCATATATGTCTCAACACCATCATTAGCATCCGTCATATCTTTACCTATCTTACTGTGATTGATACCACCAGAATCTAAAAACTTTTGGTCTGCCTCATCTTTGTCTTTTGCTAATACGTCTTGTTCTATAACAAGAGTATAATATGTTTTCTTTCTGTATAGATTCTTACCTACATCTTGTTTAAAATAAAACACATCTGTTTGTGGTTGTTTTGTCATTAGTCCTCCTTCTTATTATTATCTTCACTTGACATTAATAGTATAACATAATGTATTGCTTTAAGCAAGTCTTTTCTGTTCTTACCATTTTTTTTACCATATCTACATAGATATTTGATAGCATTGGCTTGGCAGAAATCTTTATCTATACCAAGTTGTCTTAACATATCTTGTACCTGAAAACCATCTTTAGTTGTAGAATAGTGTTGGTCATAGGTATCACCTATATATTTTTTTACTTCATCTAATATTTTATCTTCACCGTATTTCATTAGTGACACTTCTTTCCGTTGTAGCTATAAACTTTAGATTTTGTCATAGCTGGGTTAAAATCTTTTCTTAAACTTGATCTATCATATTGTTGACCATAGTCGTTCCACATATGTAATTTTTGTGTCTTATACTCATCTTTACTCATTACATCACCATACACATCAGCAAAAGATGTATAATAATCTTTTTCGGTAACAATATCAATATTGGTAACATTTTCAAAATTCTTTGCTGTCTCTTTATAGTTCCAATCACAATGTTTTAACATCTTCATTTTAAAATCTTTATTAGTAAATTTTTTAAGATACTTCATAGGTACATTTCTGTATATTGTTTCATATAAATTAAATGTTTCACACTCATTTTCAGAATCTCTGTATTCTCTTAAATAGCAAACGTTAAATGTACTCATTAAAGATTCTCCTGTATTACTTCATCAACATTTTCTGAATCGATACCTAACATAGTAATATTTGCTGTATTTAAAATATCAACTTTAGCAGTATCTAGGTCAATCTGACCATCTTTTACTTTTTTAAGGATTGTATCAACTGCTTTATCAGCAACATCTTCAGCCCATTGTTTTACTTTTGACATAGTGTGTTCTCCTTTTTGTTATTCATACTATTATAATATCATACCTGGCACCAAAGTCAAGCGCTAATTATCGTTGATTTTACTTACTTTTTTAAAGAACAGAACCAGAACATTTGACCAGAAGGTCTATTTTTCTTATTTCCAGTTGGATTTTACCCATTCCTGGTCTGATTCGTGTGGTTTTGGATTGCCGTGGAAGATTGCCACTTTAGCACTCTTTGATTTTTCAAAGGTCCAACTGTTCTTATGAAACCTTGTTTGACTACGGTCTAGCCATTTATATGATTGTGTCCAAGAATCAGGGAATATTTTAACATTTTTTACAAGTGGTTTCTTATCAACTAAATCTGTAATAACATTTTGGTCACCTTGTAATCTCATAAAATCTGACTTCTTTTCTAAAAATGGTTTCCAAATACCCGCTGTGGCATTGGCATTATTAAATCTTAATATACTACTATTATAAAACATTTGTGGTTGACCAAAGTCTCTCATTACACCAAAGGTCTCAGCATTACCAAAGGTAACAAAATCATCTATGTTCTCTAATATTACCACATCTAAATCAAAGTATAGGCAGGGGCCCATAAGATTGGCCTCTGGACTAAACAATGATAGTTTGTTCCAATAACCTTGATATTCTTCACAATATGGTAATTTTCTTACCTCAAAGTTATCTTCTTTTATTATCTTTTGTAATTTTATATGGTTTGTAAAACATATGAATTTAAATGGTATGGTAAGGTGTCGCTTTACCATATTATATAAATTTTGAGTATAGATAGGTTTAAACTTTAAACCCCAATTAACACATACTACACTTATCATATATTAATCCAATTGTAAACAGCTCTCATACTTAATATTAAATACATAGCTTCCATTAATGCCCTTGGCCAGTCTTTGTCTTTTAGACCAAAGTAAACCCACATTACACAGGCCACCACACTTAAACTCCAACCAACCCATTGAGTTGATATATTAGCTGATGATAAAATAGATACACTAGCCATTGCTATAAAAAAACCTAACCATCTCCAACCGTTTATGTTTTTATAGTATCTAATCTTCATACTGCTACATCATTATAAGCTTTGATTGTTTTAATTACTTTTTCCATATCGTCTAACTTTATCATATTAGGACCATCACTAGGGGCATTGTCGGGGTCTTCGTGTGTTTCCATAAAGATAGAGTCTGGTTTAAATATTGTTGAAGCGTAGGCCATATACGGAGCATAGTCTCTATTACCACCACTACTATCGCCTTTACCACCTGGTTGTTGTACACTATGAGTAGCGTCCATACATATTTTAGTACCAAATTCTTTCATCTGTATTAGACCTCTATAATCTACAACTAATTGATTGTAGCCAAAAAACGTGCCTCTTTCACATAACATAATTTTTTCTTTTGGTAAACCTGTTGATGTAAGTTTATCTACTACACCTTTCATATCCCAAGGTGCTAGAAACTGACCTTTCTTTACATTTATCATTAGACCTGTTTTACCAGCAGCTAATAATAAATCTGTTTGTCGGCATAGAAAGGCAGGTATCTGTAATATATCTACAAACGGTGCCAGTTCTTCACATTGATGTGGTTCGTGTACATCTGTTAGTGTATCAATGCCTGCTACATTTAATGCTTGAAATATCTCTTTACTTTCTTCTAAACCTAAACCTCTTTTAGATTTTAAACTTGTTCTATTTGCTTTATCAAATGATGATTTAAAAACATAATCAAAGCCATTATCATCACAAATCTTTTTCATTTTATTTGCTATCATAAGGGCGTGTTCTTTTGATTCTAATTGACAAGGTCCTGCTATAATTATCATACTTGTTGCTCCATTAAAGTTTTGTGTGCTATACCATTATTTATCTCTGCCATAGTAAACTGGTTTTCTACAACAAATTGTAACCACTCTTTGATTGTTTCTCTGCCAGGTTTAAGAGGTTTTTCTATCTTTGTTAAGTCTCTACCTGATACTGGCGAGGCTACATTCATATTGTGAGTTATTGCTGGCACTTTATTTAATACAGCGTCTATGGCCGCCATACTTAAATTAGTAACTAGACAATGACAATTTTTTAAGTCGTCTCTTATATCTGTATTCCACCATTGATTACCAGGTCTTGGTTTATTTCTAACTCTGATTTCTCTTTTTGTATGTTTCTTTAATTCATTTGTTACCTCATTTATCCACTCTTGTTGAGATATGCCATTTATATTATAAGTTACCGTTGGTGATGAAGGACAAACTAATATATGTTTTGTTTCACCTGTGTACCAACCTTTAAAATCTACATCTATGCCTTGTGATCTTAACTTGTTTAATCTTTTACCTTTACCTACTTTACCTCTGATAGTATGAAGGCCACCTTTTATAATTCTAAAATAAGTTTTATCTGGATTGTTTATAATAGGACTAGGATATCTTGTAATTTGATCTGTTAAATAACCTGTATCTACAAACCACCATTCTTCATTTTTATCCATACATTCTTGTATCTTAGCAGATTGGCCATCGCCTAGACCCCAGAAAAAATGTACAGGTCTACCTGTTTCAGGCCAACCTTTTTTAAATAATGGCCAAAGTTTATGTGATAAACAATCTTTTCTACGTATTTGATGATAAACGTTCATTGTAAAATTTTAGTGCCTCTTTATGTTTTACTTTATTATAACCCTCAGCAAACTGATAACCCATATACTCATCATTTAAATGTGTAGGTTTAAAATTTGCTCTTATTAAATATATTTGACCAAATGAATATTTACCAGGCCCTTTTCTTATCCTTTGCCATAATCTATTACCACTTTTAGACCTCTCTGTTTTTAACAACTCATATATTTCATCTTTTGGCCTTAATGATTCTTTATCAACAATTGTAATAAAGTCAGCCGTTTTTACTTTTGACTTATCACTTGGTAAATCGTATGTATCGTATTCATTATTGTAGTGTGTCTTTAACTCTGAACCTATTAGTGTAAAAGTTCTTTTGCCTTGTT